ACTGTGATCCTGTGGAACTTAGGTCAGTAGAAAAAGATTTGAGCTCAGAGGTCATGAGATTGATGGATAGCTTTGTGGTGGCGGGCTGTACACATGAGGAATTGGAAAAGAAAAAGCGTGGCAAGAAATCCGTTCCGTAAATTTGAAGTAACAAGTTATCAGAAGGAAGTACTTAAATTCTTAAAGCCACCAGAAGATATTACAGTCACACAGTGGGCAGATAAATATAGAGTTTTAGACTTAAGGTCTTCTGCTATACCTGGGCCGTGGCGAACAGAACACACACCATATTTGAGAGGAATAATGGATGAATTTAATAATTATGAAACAGAGGAAATTATATATGTTAAGCCTACTCAGGTAGGTGGCACGGAATGCCTACAAAATATGGTTGGATATATTATTCAGCAGGACCCGTCTCCAACTATGATAGTGTATCCTACTGATAAACTTGCTGAATCGGTATCTCAAAACAGGCTTCAACCTATGATAAAGGCTTCTACGGGGCTTAGAAACAGATTTTTAGAAAACGAGTCAACAAGGTTGGAGTTACAGTTTGATGGAATGTATTTAACTCTTGCAGGTTCAAATTCTCCATCAAGTCTTGCGAGTAAGGCAATCCGATTTCTTTTCCTTGATGAGGTAGATAAGTATCCCGGCGCAAGCAAGAAGGAGGCGGATCCAATTTCTCTTGCAAGAGAGAGAACAAAAACATTCCATAATAAAAAAATATTCCTGACGAGTACGCCTACCTTAAGAGAGGGGCATATATGGAAAGCCATGGAAGATGCTGATATTGAAAAGCATTACTTTGTGCCATGTCCACATTGTGGAGAGTATATTGAATTAAAGATGAAACAAATCCAATTCCCCAAGGGTGAGGATATGAGCTATGCAGACCGTGCAGAGTTCGCAACGTATGTGTGCCAAGAATGTGGATGCATAATAACAGATAGAGATAAACCGGATATGCTTAGGCTTGGAGAATGGAGAGTTGTCAAGGAAAACACTAAGTTCGCAAGAAAAGTTGCATTCTGGATGAATACGTTGTATTCGCCTTTTGTGAGGTTCTCTGAGGTTGCAAAAGAATTTCTTGAAAGTCATGATGATCCCGAGAGGCTGCAAAACTTTGTAAACAGCTGGCTGGCAGAGCCTTGGGAGGATACAAAGCTTAAGACTAATGCAGACCTCGTTATGGAAAGGCAGACAGAGTATGAAGAGTTTATTGTTCCTGAATGGACGAAGGTTCTGACAGGAGGAGTTGATGTTCAGGAAAACTGCTTTTATTGGAGTATAAGAGCATGGGGAGATTATTTCACAAGTCAAAATATAGCACATGGCCAAGCATATTCATTCCAGGAGGTGGAAAGAATAATGAATTTGTCGTACCAGATGCCTGACAGTACTCCTCTTGTAGTTGCACTCGCATTGATAGATTCAGGAAATGATACCGACAGAGTATATGATTTCTGTGCAAACAACTCTGAGTGGGCATTACCAAGTAAGGGTGCTTCAAATAATATGCTTACTCATTATAAATTATCTAAAGTAAACAAGGCTGACAGCAAAGCATATGGGATGAACCTTGTACTTGTTGATACCGGCAAGTATAAGGATATGATTGCAGGACGTATGAGAAAAGATAATGGTACGGGTTCATGGATGGTGTATAAAAATTGTGATATGGAGTATGCGACACAAGTAACTGCAGAGCATAAGGTTAATGTTAAAAACGGAAAAGGTGTAGTTAAGCAAGAGTGGAGACTTAAAACAGCACATGCTGATAACCACTATCTTGACTGCGAGGTTTATGCACTATGTGCAGCGGATATTCTTGGAGTGAGAACAATGCATCTTGATAATGTTGTTGAGAATGTAGAGAAGAGCACAAAGCAAGATGATACAAAGCACTTTCCTGAAGAACAATGGATTCGAACAAATGAGAACTGGAATATTTAAGGTTAAGGAGATTTGCAATGAATAACAATTATACGGCAAATGAAATGCTGGAAGAAGTTAATAATGCGATATACTCAGTCCTTGTCGGTGGACAGTCATACAAGATAGGTACAAGGCAAATGACAAGAGCTGATTTGAATCTATTATACAAAATGAAGAACGATTTGATGGCTCAGGTTCAATCAGAGAATGGCAATCACCTGTTGGATGATACCTACGTTGCGATATTTAGTGGGAGGTAATGAGTGTGAGTTGGTTGGATAACATTATATCTTTTATCTCTCCTGAGTGGGGAGCAAAAAGAGAGGCATGGAGGCAGAGTCTCTATGAAATGCGAAGCTATGATGCAGGTGACTACTCAAGAGGTAATTCGAATTGGAGAGTGACAAATCAGTCTGCAGAGTATACAGATAAGTATAGTCGAGACAATGTAAGGGCAAGAGCAAGAGATTTGGAACGAAATTCAGACATGATGAACTCTGTTATAGGTGCTTACAAAAGAAATGTGATTGGCGGAGGGTATATTCTGCAATCAAAAACAGGAAGTGATGAGCTTAATGATGTTATAGAGTCTGCATGGAGAAAGTGGTGCAAAAAGCAAAATTGTGATGTGACCGGAACTCAATCATTTACTCAGATGATGCGAATGTGTATGAAGAGAAAAAAAATAGACGGCGGAATCCTTATAGTAAAGAGATACACCAGTGATGGTTTTTTGCCGTTTAAACTTCAGACATTTGAGGTTGATGAACTTGATAACTCTCAGATGACTCCCAAAATACAAGGTAATAAAGTAGTTGGTGGTATTGAGTTAAATGAATACAATAAGCCGGTCGGCTATTGGATTAGACAATATCCTGTTGACAATTTGGCACTGACAACACCTGTCTATATTGAGGCAAAGGATGTTATATTCCTTTATACAAAGCATAGACCGTCACAGATAAGAGAAATGAGCGATATGAGCCCAACAATCACAAGAATTCGTGATGCAAACGAGTTCATGGTGGCAGTATCGGTAAAAGAGAGAATAGCGGCCTGCCTTTCAGTATTCATAAAGAAAACAATACCAACTACAGGGATTGGACGAGGAATTGGAGTAGGTCAAGGATCGTTGCATGATTACCAAGGCAAATCAATAACACCCGGAATGATTAAGGAGCTCAATGCAGGAGATGAGATACAAGTAGTCAACCCTGCAGGACAGGCTACAGATGCCGCAAGCTATATAAAGCTTCAACAAAGACTTGTTGGTGCAGGGCAGGGTATCAGTTATGAGGCAACAAGCCGTGATATGAGTGAAAGCAATTATTCTTCAACAAGGCAGGGAATTATAGAGGATGAGATGACTTATGCGGAAGAAAAGGAAATGCTCACTGAAGTAATGGATGAAATATTTGAGACATTTGTTATATCCTTGTGGTTATCAGGGAATATTCAGATAAAAGATTTTTGGAAAAATAAAGATAAATATCTGGACCATGCGTGGATCATAGCTCCTAAAAAGTGGATTGATCCACAAAAGGAAGCAAATGCAAACAGGATTGCACTTAATACCGGACAGAAGACATTCAAACAGATTGCGGCAGAGCAAGGAAAAGATTGGAAGGAGCAAATCGAGGAAATCGCAGATGTTCTTGATTATGCCAGAGAGTTTGGAATTGACATGGGAAGTGTGATTTTTGATAAAACAAAGGAGGAACTCTATGAAAACGAGGAAGATGATTCAACAGCAAAGAGATAAGCCTGTTGAGAATGGTAGGACTGCGGCAAGAAGAGAGATGGTTGAAAATAGCATAAGGGCATTAAGTGGAGAGGGAAATGAGCGAAAGTTTATCCTCTCTTTTTCGTCTGAAGAACCCTATCAAAGATACTGGGGTGCTGAAGTTTTAGATCACTCGGAAGGTGCTGTGGATTTAACAAGAATTAATGAGATTGGTTGCTTGCTTTTTAACCACAATCGTGATGCAGTAATCGGAAAGATTGCTAAAGCATGGATTGAAGGCGGAAGAGGAATGGCAGAAGTCGAGTTTGATTCTGATGAGGAATCTGAGCGCATATTCCAAAAGGTTGCCAATGGCACACTTAAAGGAGTGTCAGTAGGATATCAAATCGAATCTTGGGAAGAAGTGGCACAAGGCAAACAGTCAGCTGATGGCAAGGCCATAGGGCCTGCTGCAATTGCAAGAAAGTGGACACCTTATGAAATTTCAATAGTAAGTGTCCCGGCAGATCCAACAGTTGGAGTTGGAAGGGAGCTGTCCGAGCAACCGGTATTCAAGGAAAAACGCTCTGTGGACTGGTTTGAAAGACAGATTCAGATAAATAAAACAAATGTTCAAGGAGGTAACTAATTATGAACAAGAAAGCACAAAGACACGCAAAGCTATCAAGGCAGCAGGAAATAGTTAATGCTGCAAAGAATGCAGGAAGAGACTTGACCGCAGAAGAGCAGGTTGAGTTTGATTCTCTTCAAAGGGAAATTGAAACTTTAAACGCAGAGATTTCAGCAGAGGAGCAGAATGAAGAGACTGGAAGTGCGGATTCAAATACTGATGTTCAGAGAGCACTTCAGGATGAGAGAAACAGAATAAGAACTATCACAGATATTTGTGGCGAGTTTGGAATGGATGCGAAGCCATACATTGATGGCGAGGCAACTGTTGATGCTGTGAGAGCGGCTGCTCTTGATCATGTAAGAAAGAATGGCTCTCCGATTGCGGCAAGAGGTGTTGATGTAATCGCAACAGCAGAAGATAAATTCAGAGAGGCGGCGGCTGATGCATTGCTTCTTAGAAGTGGAATGAGCCTCAACAATCCTGCCGATGGATCAAGGCAGATGATGGGAATGTCTCTTCGTGACTTAGCTATTGAGTGTCTTTCAGGAGATGGAGATGGTAATTTAAATCGAAGAACATCTGATGAGCTTTTTGGGCTGCTTCAGAGACAGTATTATAATCCGACTGCTGCATTCCCGGCAATTTTAGACAATGCCATTAATAAGGCATATGTAGAGGGACATAAAACTGTTGCTGTAACTTTTGACAGATGGACAAAAAAAGGAAGCTTAAAGGATTTTAAGACAAATGATAATAACTACTTGGCAGGACCTGCAGGAGAGTTCCTTGAGGTACCTGAGGGAGGTGAGCTTAAGCATGATACATTTAATGATGTAAAGCGTCCTACAAGAAAGCTCAAGACATATGGTCGACAGTTTACCCTTACAAGGCAGGCATTTATCAATGATGATATCGATCTTGTAACTAAAATTCCTGCTAAGTATGCGGCAAGTGCAAGAAAAACAATAAATAAGCAGGTTTATAATATATTGCTTAAAAACCCTGCAATATATGATGGAACTCCGCTCTTCTCAAACAGCCACAAGAATGTTCTTGCAACAGGAACAGGAATAACAAGAGAGTCAATGCAAAAGATGATCTTGGCTCTTCAGGGTCAGTTGGATGAGTTTGGAGATGCAATAATTGTGAGACCGGCAACACTCGTTGTTCCGTCAGGAATGGGATTTGATGTGTTTACAATCTTTAACAGTCCAACAATCAACACATCAGGTAACACTCAGGCAGTCAATCCGCTCTTTAGATATGCAAGTTCAATCGAAATTGTGGAAGAGCCTACAATTAATGCACTTTGTGGTGGATATGGAAAGACAATGCCTTGGTTCTTAATCGGACATCAGGATGATACCGACTTCATTGAGGTTGATTATCTTAACGGACAGGAGATTCCAACTATACGCAGAATGGAAACACCGGGGCAACTCGGATTTGTTTGGGATATATATCTTGACTGGGGTGTTGCAGTTATGGACTGGAGAGGTGCAGTTAAGAATAATGGAATAGTGGTTGGCGATCCGCTGGCATAAAAAGGAGGTAAATAATAATGGCAAGTGCTACATATTTTCAGA